TCAATCGGCGTAGCGTCGATTGACGGGTTTGACGTGTATCTCGATACGTCTGTCGTCCAAGATTCGGCGGACGGCTTTCCATAGGGGAAGTTTTTCTACTCCGGCCAGCTTCATGGCTTCGACTATCATTGTATTCTCGACTAAATGAAGATAGTCTTCTTCCCGAAGTTCGACGTATTTATGAAGGTCTTTTTTGAGTTTCGCCATAGGTCGTAGATTGTTGGATTGTTATTTTTCACCGAAATCAGCAGGGGTTTCGCCCCACATAGAATTGTTCCAGTGACGCACTTCGATTTTGTCGATTTCGGAGGCCATCGCTTTGAGAAAAACTTCCGCTTTTTTGATGGCAGCGTTTCTTTTACGTGAGGCCGTTCGTTTCTCGTTAAACCACGTCAAGGCAGTGAGACTATCGGTGTAAATGATTGCCGGACTGAAACGATGTTCGATGATGTATTTTGCGGCTTCGACAACGCCTAAAAACTCACCGATATTGATGGTTTGGTTTCCAATATTCTGTTCAAAGAGGAGTTCGCCGGTGGCCAAATCAACGGCTCTGTACCGGGTAACTCCTCTTTTCATAGAATGTGCCCCATCAGTGGCTATTCCACATTCCGGACGCATCACAAACCGGGAATGGTCGGTGTACAGAATCCGTCGTCGGCCATTCTCCGCAGAAGTCTTGCGGCAGCGGATTTGAAGCTGTTGATTACGCCTTCCAAGTTTTCAATGTCGGTACGGCGTTGTAACAGGGAGACAACTCCCGATACTGTCTTGCTGGAGTATGAATTACCTCTCAGCGGATCGAAGTAAACGGTTTTGTTTCCGAAGTTGACGGTTACCCGGTAGGTTTCACCCGGAATCACCAGTGTGTCGATTGTGGCCTTGAAAAGAAGCGGCGTGGCCGCTACTACGACAAAACCGTTGCGTGAGTGCATTGCCTTGAGTTCGACCGAATACAATACGTTCGGCAGGACTTTCCCTTTCAGGTCTTCTGACAATACACAAATCTTTTTCTTGTAAGGTGAATCCTCACGTACTCCTCGCAGTTGCTTGGTTTTTGAATGGCGCGACACGAATCCGATGATCTCGCCGGTTCTTTCCGAGGTCGCAAATTTTAATTGCGTTCGCTCTGATATCATACTCCGTTCTCATATTATTCCAATCTGGTTTTACGGTCAATTAACAAAATGTAAATCAGTCATTATTAGTAATAATCATAGCGCAAATTTATATTTTCATTTTGGAGTAAACAAATAAATTTGCGAGTATTTTTATGCAAGCAAACCAGCTATTTACAGAGAGAAATAGAGACAGTTACCATAGTCTTTCATCCTCGGAAAAATGGCTGAAACGTTCGTCAGTAGTGGATGTTGAGTGGTTACCGTGACATTTCCAGTACCGATAGACTCTTTCACCTTTCCCTATACGGAAATAAATATCGTCAGCATTGATGTACTGCACTCCTTGCTCGGTGGCCGGATTGATCCATGTGGCAGAATTTTCTATCCGAGGGTTCTTCCCGATGTATAACTTCTGCTTTTCGGTGCCGAAAATGAAGATGTTCTGCATCCGCACGTCATCGTCCACATCGAACCGTCGGGCGTATGCTGCAAAGTCGTAGATATCGGTTTGAAGCAGACTTCCTCCGAAATAGGATGCCGCACTGTCTTTCAGTTTACAGAATGCCTGATTCAACGGCTGTCGAAGTCGGATTTCGTTCAGACGCTCCATCGTGACTGCATCATTGGTGACGTACACTACCCGGAATCCGTTTCGGGTGGTGTCGCATACTTCGAGATGCCTGACGACTTCCCTTGTGCGGTTGATGCTGTCGTCTATCGGGTCTCGTAGGTGGATGCAATCTTTCAGCAGTCCGATACAGATGATAAGTATCAGGAGCATCCACGGAAGGAGCCGGAAGCCTATCCGCCACCGGATTTCCCGTTCGGTCTGTCGTTTTAACTCTTCTTCTGTCATGGTGCAATTGGATTAAAGGTGTTTCGGAAGGATCAGCAATCCCCGTTTGTTGAGTTCTGCACGGAGCATTTTCACTAATTGCTCCAAGGTATTCACTTCCTGTCTTTCGCCGGCCTTGCGATGAAATAGCGGGGCGAAATAGAGCTTGTGATCGTCCTTGGTTGGATACGAGAGGCCGCCGAGGCAGGCTTTGTCCGTCCGTATCTGGAACAGTCCGTTGACCAGTTTACACTGTTTGGAGGACGGTACCGTGATTGCGTATTCGGGAAGTGCCTCGGCCACCATTTTCAGGATAGGTCGGATGACTTCATCCGCATAATTCGGTACTGAAATAGGCAATCTCGGTACGGGTTGCATATCCGCCTCGGCACGTTCGATTGTGTCGAGCTGCTCGGAGACTTTCGCATCGCGTTGAAAGTAGCTGCTTAACAGTTCTTCTATTGTCATAACGTTGCTTTTAATGGTTCGTGTAAATAAAGAATAATGGTTCGGACGAGGGAACCGGTGCAAGCCGCCCTGTTATTTTTACGCGGCAGCTTCGTCGATGTGCTGTTGAGCATCCTCAATGGAAGAGATAGCTTCGTCGATGGCATCGATGGCGTCGGTCATGCGGGAGCCGTTGTCCGATGATTGGAGGCTTTCGGGCATATTGTCGTAGGCATCCTGTTCGTCGTCCTTGATGTCGTTCAGTGATGCAATGATTTCGTCAAGGGAATCTTTCACATCTTCGAGTTGTTTTCGTCTGTCTTTGTTCATGATTGATTTGGATTATTGGTATTTGTCAAACCGGACCGCATTGTTCCCCGAAGGCACCGGCCGGAAGTTCCCATTGTTCGTCATCCGGAAGAATGACGGGCAGTATATAGAGCCTACATGTGGCTATTGTTTTCCATGCTTCGGTAATGTGATGATACGGAGTGCCGGTTCGGATGAAGGACATGATGTCGCATTTCCGTTTGATGGTACATCCGAATTGTTGTTCCAACTGGGCGATTTCCTGAATGCGTTCCGGGCTGATTGCGGAAGCACTGGCGAATTGGTTCTTGTTGCCGAAGATGCAGAATAGGCAGGAACAGCGGCTCCATCCCATGTAATAACATGGATGCACCCGTATCCGGTAACGTTTGATGATTTCCCAGACCTGTGCTTCCGTCCAGTCACGGATGGGGCGATGACGGTCAACGTGGCGGTGATGTTTCCCGGTCCGGCAGTCCGCCCTGTCAGGTTCCCAGATGGCATATTTTGCCCGTTGGGGACTTTCTTCACCCCGCTCTCCCGACAGAATAAGTATTCGGGTGTTATTGAAGCGGGACTGATTGACAATGGCGGCGGAACAGACATCGATTTTCAAGTAGCTGGAACACCATCTGGTGCGAAGGTCTGCGGCAGCTTGCGGGAATCGTAACCGAGTATTCGGTTTGCCGCGAGTGCCTCCGGAACGTCCGATAGTGCCGTCCGGCAATTCGTAGCAGTTGGGGGCAGTCAGTCTGTTTTCCCGCATCATTTCCCGATAGAAACCGCCTTCTTTCCACTGAAAGTATATCTTAACCCCGAAGGCATGGGCGAACCGCCGGCAATAGTCGGGCGTCACTTCCCAGTCGAAAAAGTTACGTTCCCGTCCGTCGATGTCCTGATGCCACAGCTCGATTTTTTCACGGGGAATGCCGTGGTCAAGCAGGTACAGAAAAGTGGCGGTAGAATCTTTGCCGCCACTGAAACTTACGATGTATCGGTCGTAATCCTGAATGTTGAATTGTGCCATTTCGTATATTTGGTATTGAGTGAACGGTATTGTGATATTAGGGCGGGCAATAACCCGATGCCGGGACGGAACATACGATGTCTCCGGTTTTGCAGGAGAAGATGGTTACGCTTACTCCGACTTGCTCTCGTGCGGCTTTCTTTGCATCCCGCAAGCGGACGAAGGAGAGCCGATGTCCGTACCATTTGTCGCTGAACCAATAGTTCGTGGTTGTGAGTTTTGAGGTTGTGATACGGGTACCGGCATCTGTTCGGGAGGCAAGTAGGAGCTCTGCCGCGTTCCGGAGAAAGTCCGGCCAGTCATGATACGGCATTTTCGACCGCCAGAGGTGATCTTTGAGTATCAAAGGTTGAATACAGGCTTCTTTTCCGGTATGGTAGCCTAAAATATCTGCATAAGGGATTTGGATGATGCCGTCCGATAATGCAGGAATACAAACACCGCCATTACGACCGGTCGGCTCGAATTTGCCCCAAACGGATTTCACTTGTCGTACCACGATTTCCGGCATGCCGGTTTCGTCTGTTCTGTCGTGCAACAATACCGAGGCGGAATGGCGGAATTTCTTCGCTAATGATTTCGATATGAACATGGTATTTTCTGTGTTAATCGCTCATTTGTATGAATCGGACATAGTCTTCGCTATCGTTGAAGCACTCATCGTTGATGCGCTCGGCCAATTCGTCGAGCGTCAGGCGTTCGACTTCGTATTCGGTTTCGTCGTCTTCGTCTGTAGTGCTGCGAGAAGGTCCGTTTCGCCATGCTTCGAGCAGTTGTGCATCGGAAATGTTGCGATCCAGATGGCAACAATTCCAGATGAAAGCATAAAACTGCTCTTTACCGGAGAGGGAAAGTAGGTCATCCGTCGTTGCGGAACGGAGAAGATTATCTGTAAACTCCTGCACATCGTCTTCGTGAATATCCTGTACACCGATGTGCCATGAAGTGTCCGTATGGTCTTGCCGCACGTATTTTACCTGAAGCAGCATATTTCGACGATAGTCAGCCGGAGCATCCCCGAACATTCTGCGCACCTCCGCGATAACGTCATCAGTCAGGCGAACGAAATCGCCGTTTCGGAAAGGAGGAAGAGCGTACTCTTTAGAAGGTAGGTTTTGTTCCGCACAAAGTTCCTTGTACCGGTTCCAGACGGTTATAAGCCAATCTATGTTGATTTCCCAAAGCTCGCGGTCTGTTTCCCGGACATCCGTATTCGGGCGCTGGAGCGTACAAGTACCGTCCGCGTGATAGTCGATCAGGTTGTACCTGACATAGCAGGGATAGCCGTCTTCTCCTTCTTCTTCCACGAATACGATGTGAGGCAACCATCCGTCGGGACGGTCGGTTATGTGGCAGAGAGAATCTATGATGTTTTGCGATAATTTCCGTTCTTGTTCTTGTGGTGTCATAAATCGATTTGAAAAGTTATTATGATATGTAAGTAGCTGGAAAATCAACATCCTCTTCCTTGAAGTCGGTTTGATTTTCTTTGTTGTATTCTTCAATCACAGATGACGGGATGTATGTTTCGCCATCAATGTCGAAGCTGTGCTTTTTGAGAAGCCGATTCAAGGCCGTGTGGTCTCCCTGAATGATTTTCTCGATGTCGTCTTTGGTCCCATGTACGGTTATGCCCAATCGCATCCAAATCGTACTTTCCGTTTGGGGTGTTTCGGCAGTTTTCGGAAGGATGTGATAATCGCCCCACAAATGGGCATCCGATACGCCTTGCACGTAGGCGTTGTATTCCGCTTTTGTAGGGAATTCAATGTCCTGAACTACACCGCCGTTGTCCATCAACCATTCAGTGGACGGAAGTTGGCCGGTTTCGTTATAGTATTTGATGGCATCGCCACCGAAGATGATTGTTGCTTTTATCATTGTTCTGGGTGTTTAGACAAGTAATCTTGGATGGATTCGTAGCGATTCGGTATGGTTGCGTTCTCATTGAACCCGTTCAGACAATGCAGCAGGGCCTTTTCCATGCTGACGTATCGTCGTAAAAAGCACTGTATGTTATCCAGACAGTAGGCTTCTACGACATATCTGAACGGGGCGACTCTCGGCCTGTCTTCCTTGCGAAGTTCTACATACCATCCGAAATCAAGTTGCAAGCGAAAGCCGTCCGACTCTCCGTTTTTCATCAGACGTTCTTCGTCCAAAAGCCGTCGTACAAGTGCGACGTCGAGTTGGCGGTTCGCATGCCGTTTGAAGTGGAGTATTTTGCCGGACGGCAGGTTATAGATCCTGCTGGCCAGCTCCGTGATGGAAAGTTTCTCCGGACCGGTATCCGGAGATATCTCCCGATCGAGGATTTCGCAATCACTTGAATGGAATACGGCGTAGTATGCGACTCCCGCCTCGTTGCGGTAACACAGGCCGTCGTACCCTTGGTCGATCCACTTCTGCTTGTCAATCACCATATTGTCGGCCTTCTTCATCCACTCCTCTTCGGACCGTACGACATAGGGGGTCCGCAGGGTGATACGGGCCCGGATCAGCGTGGGCTTTTCGCCCGGATGCAATCCTCCACGACCCTCGGCCCGGGCGAACTCCTCGGCCACAATACGGCTATCGGTAAAGTAAATGACACGGTCGCCGGCCGTGGAGAATCGCACGCTGGAATCGGGCGTGCCGTGATAAACCGGTTCGATAATATCCTCATAGTACGGAATACCTTGGCCCACAGCAGCCTTTTCAAGTTCACTCCACCATGTATCGTCCTGATCGTCATTCTGAAAGTCTATCGGCTGGCCGACAGGAATGCGCCACGATGCCCGTGTCGCGGCATCGGCCTCATCGACGATATGTTGCATTTGGGCGTCGGTCGTATCCTTCGTGCAGAACGGACAGGAAAACCCTTCCAGCTCCTGACGACTGATATAGCTGTTGCCGCAGCGAAATTCACGAGTGTAGAAATCTTCTTCGACAATCTCGAAGCTCAGCCCCTCGACGAGCAGCACCGTGGTGCCGTTGTCGTTGTGGAGCATGGTGCGTTTTCCCATGTGCTGGTCGCGGATCTCGGCCCAGTTCGGCAGGTCGTCGCGCTCGATACTCCAGACCCCGCGGCAGTCTTTCGGCAGTGCATTGTATTCTGAAAGCGTGATTTTTATCATGGTAAAGTTTTTTACATTAAACACTGTTTCTGGTATTGCAGGCAGAATCGATACAGTGGGCTTTCCTGCCCATGGTCCTCCTGATGGCAGGTTGCGAACTCCTCGCTCAGTGCCGACAACAGCTTCGGATCGCTGCCTCCCCGCAGGAGCGAGCGCAACGGCCCTTCCGGCAGGTTATCTGCCGAGGCGTCGAACGTCTCGTCGCCCTGGCCGTACCAGTCAGAGAACATCTCCACGAGGGCCGAGCCGATCACATGGAAAATGTTGATGTGCATTTGTTCCTTATAGGCATTCTGCGAGCAGTCGTCTTCACGGATGAAATACTCGGCTATGGTTTCGTAGTCGATCCAGTAAATGATCTCTTTTTCGAAGACACTTCCGCCCTTGTACAAGGCGATGCAATCGGAATCCCGCCGCTCGTCTTCGTCGAAGGCGTCGGCATCGAAACGCATGGTCAGGCCGAACGGTTCGAGAAACGGCCGGGCCTGTGCAGAGAGAACGGCATCGTTCCACTCGCGTAATTGTTGAATGATAGCTGTTTTATCCATTTTCTGAAAGCATTTTAGTCGTTCAGTCCGCAGATTTCGGTGTCGGTAATCGTGATGCCGCTGCCTTCCGGCGCGATAAACCCGTAATCCACTTCGTTAATGAGATTCTGCACCTCTTCGTCGGAGATGGCGTCCGCCTTGGGATTTTCAATGTCGAGACGAACCGTTACATAGATCGCTATTGTTGCCATATAAATCTCTTAGTGTGAGTTAAATTTTATATTTTTGCATCCTCAAATCGTTTTTTTATGCAGGTAGTGAAAATCATATTTCGCGGTGTGGGACAAGTCATGTTCCAGAACAACGCCCTGTCGGGCTTACTGATGCTCGCAGGCATCGCCGTCGGAGACTGGCGTGCGGCCCTGCTGGCCCTTGCCGGAAATATCGTCGGAAACGCAACGGCCTTGTTGTGCCGTTATTCTCAGCAAGACATTCGTGACGGCCTCTACGGCTTCAACGGCACGCTGGTCGGCATCGCTGCCGGTGTGTTTTTCAGCTTCGGATGGTCCAGTATGCTACTTCTGGTCGCAGGTTCGATGATCTCGACATGGCTCGCGCATCTTTTTCAGCTTATTCGCAAACCGGGCTATACCGCGCCGTTCATCGTGGCCACATGGCTGCTGCTGGGAACCGCCCAGATGTTCCCGTCATTGAGGCTGACGGGTGCAGAAGCGATCCCCGCAACAACCCCGCAGTGGTTGCAGGCATTCTCATTCAACGTAGGACAGGTGATGTTCCAAGGTGCGTCCGTAGTGACCGGCTTCCTGTTTCTGGCCGGTATCGCCGTGAACGACCGCCGGGGACTGCTCTACGCCCTTTGGGGTGCATTGCTTCCGATGGGAACTATCCTCCTGTTGAATGATTATGCCGCGTTCAACGCAGGCTTATATGGCTACAACGGCGTATTGTGCGCCATCGCGCTGGCCGGCGCCGGAGGGAAGGATTTCCTATGGGCGACGGTGGCCGTTGTGTTGTCTGTAGCCTTGCAGTGGTTCGGGATGGCTGTCGGCGCGGTCACGCTGACAGCTCCGTTCGTACTTTCCGTGTGGATCGTCCTTGCGCTGAAGGGTATTCGGCTGAAAGAAGGGCCGCTCCACAAGGTTATATAGGCCGGTTTTGCCGCATGGCTACAATACCCACCTGAGGAACAGCGCGATGTCGTAGAGCTGCTCATCGTAGATCTGGAAGCCTGTTCTTTTGTCCCCGTCTTCCGTGTCGATGCCGTCTGCCATGATATACGGTGCGTCGCCATCGAGATAGACGTCCGTAATATCAATTCGGGGAAAGTCATGTTTTCCGTAAAGCGATGAAGCTACCGGATATTCCCCGTCCTCGTCCTCCGGCGTGTAGGTTACGCGCCCACCGTGTCGGCGTAGCGTTTCGACGATCCGGATCCGAGCCTCCTTCTGCCAGGCATTCGCACGGGATACGAGCGAATCAATCGGACCGTCTAAGCCGCTTTCTTTCCGAATGCCGTCTTCCTCTCCGATATCGAATTTCATCAGCGAGGCCACCCGTTCGTACTCCTTGTCGTAGAGTTCATCGAATTCGGCCTGATACTCCTCCTTGTAGCAGGTGCCGCTGTCGGGATCGTCGGGATCTTCCGGCTCGACGAATTCATCGAACGGTTTTCCGTGTTTCTCGACCAGTCCTGCTGAGGCCAGTTCGGAAGCGATTTCCATGATGGACGAATTGATTTCGTCTTTGTTCTCTTTGTAATACTGGTGTAAGTCCATAATCATCAGAGTTTAATAAAATATTCTTCGGTTAATGATCGTTTGAGTTTCCGGTTGCCCTGTGCAATGCGGGCAATGAGTTTCTGAATGCGTTTGTTAGCCAGTTCTGCCACCTTTTGAGGTGTTGGCTGGGGCATTGCGAATTTTCGGCAGGTCTCCGAACAGTATTTCTGTCGGGAGTGAAGCGGTTTTCCGCAGGCCGGACAGCGGTGCTTGCCGTCGCTTTCGAGAACTTCCAGTACGCAAGCGTGAATCTGCTGCCACCACTCCAGGCGGTTGATTTCATAAGCCTGAAGGGTTACGTTATTGGAGAAATTCCGAGCTTCCAGTTCGACCGAGACTACGGAATCCTCTACGATAACTTTGATTACAGGGTCGTCGTAGGGATTACCGTCATCATCGAACCAGATGATATAAGCCGGATCATACAACTCATCGTAGTTTCCCAACGAGAGTTCAGTCAAACCATTGTTTTTCAGAATGGCCACGATGGAGGCCATGATATTGCTGATATTGTCCATAAACGGGTTTTATTAAGATTAGCTGATATGTTGATGAGACAGGCGTTACCTATCTCTTGATTTTGCAAAAAAGGTGGAGCTGCCGGGACTCACGTCAGGACAGCTCCGGTTATCATTATGGCGAATGATGTATCAATAATTGAGTTGGATGGTTCCATAAACTCCGGCAATCTCTTCCTGCCGGATACCCAGATAGATCATTGTCACCTGTGGCGACGAATGTTTGAGAATCATCGACAGCAGGATCAGAGCTTCGGTTGTGCGCCCCATCGATTCGTAGACATAGCGACCGAAGGTTTTGCGGAAAGTATGGCTGGAGAATCGTTTGATAGGAAGTCGATACTTTACCCGCAGGTATTTCAGGGTGTCGTTGATGTATTGTGAGGTATAGGGTTTCTTCGTTTTGGGGTTGCAGATGACCGGCTGCCGTTTGTCCGGCGAGCCGAGCAGTTTATATAGCGACGAGATTCGCCGCTGTACGTTTTCGTTGAACGGAATCTGGCGTGTCTTGCCGGTCTTCTGCTCGATTTTGTAGAGCGCATCCCTTTCGAGCACGTCTTTCCATGTCATGGAGCGGACGTCGGAGACACGGCAGGCCGTGCAGAAAGAGATGCAGCAATAGAGTTCCCAAAGATAGTTGCCGTCCTCGTGTAAGCCGGAAAGCAGGCGGATGAAGTCTTTGAATTCCAGCGGTTCGGCGGTGGTAATTTGACCTTTGACGGACATAGGCGAATAGGATTTACGTTAATAATGCGGCATCAGGTGCCTGTTTGGGCTATAGGAGTTTCTCGAAAGAGGGACATGACCTTCGACCACGTTTCCCGCATCCGGAAGTAGTTGTCGTAACCTTCCTGATTGAGGAAGAAGACATAAGGCGGGATGTCAGCCTGCTTGAAGCGATTATATTCCCGCTCATTAAGCCTATGGATCGTGGGTAGTCCTGTCCGGCATAGAGCTTCATTGACTATCCATGCACCCCGGAAGTTATCCATGCGCAGCGAGTCGATGCAGACCACCTCGCCCACGCAGCCATTTATCAGGAAGTTGCACACGCACATCAGGCAGCAAGTGTAGTCGATGTCCCATGCGACCAGATAGCTTTGCGGCTGGTCGGCTTTGGCAGCTAACAGAGTCCGTCCGCTACCTGCTGCCGGATCATATACTGTCGGTATTTGGGGCGTCGAATCTTTCTTTCCCGTAATTATTTCCGACATCAACTTGGTGATGTGTTCAGGTGTGAAGAACTGTCCTTTCTGCTGTTGACCTCTTTGGGAGGTCAGAGCCATAAACAGATCGCCGAACGCATCGTACCAGCCTTGACGTTCGATCTCCCGATTCATGATTTGCACCCATGTGGCAAACATGTCGTAGAATACTTTGGTCTGCTCTTTCTTGTATCTCCAATCGGAGAGCGGAGGTGCGCCGGGAGAAAACCCATGAATGATGTAGCGCAGCAGGTCCTGAAAGACGGTTCTCACGTCCAATCCGTTCCGATACGTGAAATCGTTGATTAGCTTTTCCAATTCCCGGACTTCTGCCGGGGCGTTGTATCCTTTTGCCATAACCTTAATCTTCACATTCTGCCAGAAGGCGTTTTACATTGCGGATTTTCTCGTCGATGCTGTTCAGTTTTGCGAATGACGGGGTACATTTGGTGCAACGCATCCCGGCACCCCAACCGATGTTGTTGGCGACCCGTGTGAGGCGGGCGTTTTCTTTACTGCGGCTTTCTTCAAGGCGTTCCAGCCGTTTTTCGAGAGTTGCTTTCTTGTATTTCATGTCTGAGAAATTAAAAAGGCGGAGAACTTTCGCTCTCCGCCTCGGGTGAATAAATTGTGTTTAGTATGTCGTTTCATCGGGTATTTCGTTACCCGTATAAGGGTGATATAACGGTGTGTTGCCGACAGCTTCCGCATCAATGGCAAAGCTGCCGAGCTCCACATCGTAGAAGAGTTCCAGTTTCATCGGTTCGGTGGAAGCTATGCGTTCTGCTTCCGACTGTGATAATCCAGAGAGCATCAGGCTTTTTACCCTTCTCCGGAAAATGTTCGGGTTGGTCTGGGGTGTAGTCCAAACCTCAACGATTTCCTCTTCGTCATCGGTAATGGCGACAGAGTGATCGAGAGTATGCAATTCTTTTATCATTTTGGTTCCTCTTACTCTTCGTCCCAATAGTTCTTCTTGTACAGCTCCCGCTGCTGGTCGAAAGATAAGGAGTTCCACCAGGCATCGAGGTCCTCGGCATCGCCGGACAGCCGTTTGTTTTCCTCCAGATCAAGGTGTTTCCACCACTGGTACATGCGTTCTTTATACTCTTTCAATGAGACGAAATAGTGAGCCTCTTCACACGAGTCGCACCAAAAATCGTCGCTGGAGTCATCAATGTCTGAGATGTGTTCATTCGTGTTACCATCGACCCATGCCCGTATCTGAATGTCACGGGAGCCGCAACATTCGCATACGTTGATTTGGCTTTCATCTTCCTCCTTCCTTTCGGTAACGAACCTCTGTCCGTCGTAGAGGTTGCACGCCCGTTCCACGATTTTGTCGCGTGCGTTGTTGCCCAGTTCGGCATAGAAGCGTTCGGCTGCACCCGACAGGGACGGGCTGCTCAGACCGCACCATTTTGCCCAGAAATGCCCGGCCATGTTTCCGAATACGGTTTCGCATTCTACTTTGCTCCAGCGGTTCCACATATAGTAAAAGTAACTGGACACGATGTTTTCTTTTGTCCTTTCCATGTTCAATCCTCTCGTATGTAAGGCCATTCCAGAAAGCAATCGTTACAGATTGCGACAGCCTCGTCATTCAGGATTTCTACATTGGCACTGCCACATGCGGGGCATTTCGGTGTTTCGTTTCTTTCGTTCATAATTTTAGTTTTAATTGATTATTAAATGATATGTTTGTCAATCGACATCATATCCGATGAATGTCCGCTCGTTGACAAGCAGGTAATAATAGCCGTTCAAGCAGTCGCGGTACTCTTTGGAAAATCCGGCGTTCAGGTCTCCGGCCTGATGATACCCGTCGTCTTTGTCGTAAACTTCCACCCACAACGAACCATCGTAACCACGAAAGTTGAACCGCCCCGAATGATACGGCGTGTGGTTTTTGACAGCTTCACAGAAACACCGGTAAGTTCCCTCGCCGCACCATTCCCGCACGGCTTGAAGCGAAATGATTTGTCCGTCTATACGATTTCCTGTCGTTATGTTGTTCTCAAAGAGTGATTTCGTGGGAACGGCTTCGGCTATGTGTCGAATAAAAGGATTGGTAAATCCTGCTTTTTTTGCCTCACGTTGGTATTTATTTACCATTTTATAGTTTATTTCTTCCGGAGATTCCACAGGTTTCGATTTGTCAGCAACCTTGTCAAAGATTTTGTCAATACCACCCCAATCGCTGAAAACGTGGCCTTTTTTTCGTTTACCAATGGCGATGATTCCGATATCACCTTGTTTGTCATTGATGAACAAACGGCGACGTTTATTTTTATACCGGACGTATAGATAATGCGGATTATCCGGATTTCTGAGATATTGTTCTGCTTCGTGCATGATTCTGAATGTATTTAGTTTTTTGCATGATGATTTATTGTATTGATTGTTCATTCAAATATCGTTTCGATAGTCGAGCGGATATTGCTCGAAATGGTTCTCACAAATGATCTGGTTACGGTCGATGTCTGTGGAAAAATCATCCCACTTGTAACCGTAATCTTTCAGTAATTCTTCTTGCTCCGACCGGCTGAAATCCGTCACGTCGATTTCGCCTTCCCGCCAAAGCATGTTGTCAGTTGCGAATTTTCGGACCTCGGGCATATTGTGTGCATCACGCAAAAACTCTGTCGGGTATCCGAGATACCGCTGATAAATCCGATTGGATTCCGTTTCAGCACACGGTAGTAAATCACGGTGGTAGGTATTCGGTTCACAATACCAGAATACCGTATCCGAGATTTTCAGACAGAATTGCAGTTGGTCGGGATCGGTGCATTCGGTGGCAGGATTGAACAGATGGTTCATTGGTGCATCATCTTGGCAATTTCGTGGATCGTGTCGTCCTCCAAATGCCCCAGCGGGATCAATGCACAGGGATCACCATCCTTGTCGAGTGTGATGTGCCGGATATAGAGTTCGCTCCGGGCATCGAACACGGTCGGTTCGCCGCAGTCGTTGGTAAGGTCCCATGGCTGATCGCCTTTGCATTTGAGGTCATCTGCTATATCGAGCAGTACTTCCGATATCTCTTTCTCTTCCATTTTGTTTGTTTTTTGATCGTTTGAAAAAAATGATGCGACTACCGATGCGGGGCATGACTTTATCCATTCGATGTATGGTCTTCCGGAAGGATCCTGAGGCACGGCGTGTAGCCAGCGCCTCAGGATCCTCTCAAGGAAGACGAACTGAAAGTATCGGTCCATCACATCGAGCCTGCCAGGCGATGACGGCTTACTTCTTACGCCACTCGGCCATCTTCTTTTGGATGTCTATGCCGTTGTCGTCGAGCATTTTCTTGAGCATGGCCAGCAGGCGCCAGCCGTCCCCATCCCTATACTCTTCGGCCTTGGCCGAGAGGAACGCGAGCGACTGGAATTTGTTCAACCGTTTCCCCCTGTCATCGATGGCCGTACAGTTGTGGAACCGAATGAGATTTTGCATTGTGAAGAATGCACCGGTGCCCTTGTAGGCATCCATCCACGCCTTGTTTTGGGGCGTGGTGTGCTTCATCTTGAACCGCTTGTCGTTGAATTTCTTCACGGCAATATAAAGCTGGGTGGCATTTTTAGCCGCTCCTATATGGTAAGCTGCAAGACGCAGCGGGCTGTAGAGTTTGGAGTTCAGGTCCTGCACGAAAATGTCGTGACTGCCGAGAGATTTGTAAGGAATGCCCTTGCATTTCTTGACCGGCAGTCCCTCGACATGCGTTTTCAGTTGTTCGATGTAATCTTCCGCCATTGCCGTAACGATCTTGACGTTGAACCAGCGATTCCTGTCCGCGAAGTTTTCGAGGTCGTTGTGCTCCATCTTCATCTGGGCGCGCAGTTCGTCGAGCAGCATCTTCCACTGGTACTCATAGCCCAGACGGTGGATCATCTCGGTCACGCCGACCGGGCTCCATGCGCCGCAGTCCTTGTAGGAGAGCATGTGGAACATTTGCGCCATGACCCAGCGGCGGAACAAGCGGGGGTTGGAAACGGTGCCCTGTTCGGTAATCGATTTGAAGAGCGGATCTCCCTCTTCCAGCACTGACAGCACACCGTCCTTATGGGAAAGGATGTATTGGCCGCCGTCCGAGCCCTGCAAGGCGAACAGGTTGCTCACGTCCACGCCGACGCTGCGGAGTGCCTCGATACGTTCGTGTGCTGTCTTGGGCAGTCGTGCCTGTTTGACTGATGCAGCAGGGTTTTCTGCGATACTAACTTTTTTGCCTGCGATTGCAAGCTCCGTCCCGCATGCCGGGCACGTAACATTCGTCTCTTGTTTTCTTCTCATGATTGAATAGTTGATTGATTATTATTCGGCTCTACCCATTCTCTGAGTATTACCAGCTCCTTGTCTTCTTTGCTCTGCCAGAACCACCGGCCGAACTTCTCTGGATTCCATTTGAAGCCGCCGAGCAGTTGGCAGAGGATGAACAGTTCCAGTTCGATTTGTGATTTGTCACGCCGCTCTCCATAGAGCATGTCGTCGTCGCTCAATTCTCTTTCCGGCAAGGCTGTAAAATAGCGCCGCGATGTACTCTCGCTACGTTCCGACGGGATGGAGTGCTTGTAGCGATGGTATAGCTCTTCCACTTTCGAGAAGAACTCCTCTTCACTGCAATGCGGCACTCCGAGAACGCCTTCATACGAGCCGTCCCGGATGACGTACTTACCGTCTATTTTGAGGCTTCGCGTTTGGAAATCAACCTTGAAACGCGCCCCGTCCTCTACGGCCCGGACAGCTTCCTGATAGATATTCTCCATGACCGCTACGGATTTTCCCTGAAAGCGGGAATGCTCAGCTTCAGGTTGTCGTTAATCAGGAATTTCCTGTCGCACTCACAAATGATGTGGGTGTCCGTTACCCGTTTGATTCTCCGTGTAACTTCGTCATGGGAGGTGTATGGCTTCCCGTCCTTGGTTCCGTTATCTATATCTCCCGAGATATGATACCAGTTTCCGATTTCAATGTCTTTTACGTTCATTTTTATCTGGTTAAATTATTGGTTCTTAAATGCACTCGAATCGCTGACGCGTGGCTTTAACGGTTCGATGAATACAGTTGTAACCAGGGCCCTGAAGGCAAGGGTCCGCAGGCTTCAGGACCCTGGTTAGACTGTAGAGTAAATTCGATCCCTCGTGCAAAATCGGGCTGCGCTGCCCGTAAGTCTCAATCAGGCCGGCACATTGCTTTATCCGTTCGATATGAGCAGCTATTTAGCTACGGACCTTGTCCACAGGCATCTAATCGGATGCCTCGGACCACGGTCCTTGCTGTTATTAGCTGCACCATTAAACTCCTGACCTTGACTTTTCACTTCGTGCTAAGTTTTGCGGTTCTTAGGATTGTGGCACGCTGATTCTTGTCCCCTGAACCGCAGTTTTTTCGTGCTGAAAAAAAATCTCATTCGGACGGTACATTTCTATATTGTCCTGATGTGCGCAGCTCTGCTCTGCTGGCCCGGGACTCTCCTCCATCCATTCGGATGGAGGGAGGCTCTGGCCGCAAGTTCAAGAGCTGCATCACTAAAAATTCCGACCTCGATTTTGTAGCTGTGTACTCTGCTTCTCATGATTCTCAGAATATCGGCACATTGCTTTATTGTTTTTGATATACGCCAGTTTCGGAAGCCAAATGGGCGCCGTCGTATGACGTTAGGGATACGACGGCGCCGGATGGGCTGTATCGAAACTCGGCATATTGAATCATATTTCTTGAATCATGCTTTCGTGCTAAAGAGGAGGAAGTTCTCATAATGACGACACATTTCTTTAATTGCTTGATGTTGCCCGCGAGAGAGCCCAGCTTTGAGGAGTCTGAAGGTTATCGGATCGATCACCTTCAAGACTCTCGATAGAGCTGGGGTGACACGCGGGAGTCTCAACCTCATTCCTCGAACTTCTGCTGATGTGTTTCAGTTTCTTTCGTACGGATGTCTGGCAGGATGGCACATTACTTTATCACTTTGATGCTTACAGGCTATTGCCAGAATAAATCCTGAGTGAAACCGGTGGATAAACCGGATTTCACTCAGGATAATTCTGGTTAAATTACCTGTAATATGAATTCCAGCCCTTCATCAACTTGCCGTGTGCTCGGCATTGTTACAGTGATGCTACCAGCGTGTTGTACACAGCCCGACTTGTCAGCAGGGCATTCCGCATACAGCCAATCGTCAGATAGCCGGGAATGTTACCTTCGGTTTTGGAACGATTCGCTTTCACATTGCGTCCGCGCCCCCGAACGATACACCCGTCAGATTTATTCCTGACATATCCCAGACCTCCAATCTTACGTTTGCCGGTTGCAACAGCCCGCAGGCAATCCATGACAAACATATTCAGTTCGTCAAGGTCTTTCCGCACGTTACATACGGGAAGAATCTGTGTCGCCCAACTGAACTCACCGTTACCCTTGTAGAGGTAGCGGTTCACGGCGTGGACGGCTTTCGTCAGCGTCGTGTCCCGACAGCGAATCGTTCGTTGCTCAATTTCTTTCTGGAAGGTCTTGATACGGCTGGACGAGAGCGAAATCATCTTGCCTTTGATACTGAATCCGAGGAATTTGAACCAAATGTCCGCCGTTAGATACTCCACCTTCTTCGGATTGAGTTTCATGGATTTCTCGGCAAGTCGCGTCTGGAGCAACTCCATTGCTTTTTCGTAGTCGGCACCGATAAAGAGCATGTCATCCGAATAGCGTACATAGTAGCCGTTCAGTTCCGACAATTCTTCGTCGAGGTCGTACAGGAGCACATCCGCCAGCCAGCTTGCTACGGCACAACCCTGCTTGAGGGACTGGTATTGGCTTCGGAGTTTGTTTTCCTCATCGAAATACAAGTCCGAATGATAATATTTCCGCAGCACGTCGATTAAAGCGGAATGACCGTGTTTGGTCTTAACCTTATCGAATGCCTCATCGATGAATTGAATCGGTACGCTGTCGAAATATTTGGAGAGGTCGGATTTCCAGCCCAAAATTCCATTCTTTGTGGCGTTCACGATTTGATGGCTGACTTCGGTAACCACTCGACCGCAACCTATACCTGTCTGGTACGACTTGCACGTTCCGTGGAGTATTTCAGGCATCAGATCGAACAGGAGGTCATTGGCGATACTTAGTATCACACGGTCCATCGGCTCATTTACATACACTGTGCGGAATTCGCCGTTGTCTTTGGGGATTTGGGCTGTATGGGGTGGAGAAATTTCGTATTTCCCCTGCATCATAGCCTCGGCAATCGCCAGTCGGGTGTGTTCATCGGCCAGACGGATGAGCTGGTCTTTCCGGATATCTTTGCCCACACCTTTCTCTATTGCTTTCGTCCATCGCTCGATGTCGAAAAACATTTGTAATATTTTATCTGCCATATCTGTCTTTTAATCACAAGATATTCGCTTGTTGAAATGCGTCTGGCCGGTGTTGGTATAACCGCACAAGGTCGATATTAACCATCGGGTAATCGATGAAACCGCTACGGCGTTTGTATCCCGTATCAACGGCAAATCCATTTTTAACAAGGAAATCCAACGCTTCCGGCTGGTTGTTACAATCCACGAACGTGCGGTTCGGCAGACCTATCGCATCCATAGTTTCCAGATTTACCGTGAGAAGCTCATAGTCGCCCTCATCATCCGGATTTACGATACAGATTGCCGGCCACCCGTTATCATAAAAGGCTGGGGTCACCCGTACTTTACGACCATCATATTCATAAATCTGATCACGGCATAACCAATCCGGGGAAGATATTTCGAAGTTATCTTCCCCTTCAGTAAAATTCAGTATTGGCATGCTGACATCGATATACGAGTCATCGTTCCGATAGCACAAATGGTTTTTGCCTTCGAAGCGAATAATTGCAAATTCAATCCTATCATCCATTCTGTTTCATTTTATTCTGATTTATATATAAGGAATAGCTACTTCGAGCAAACTCTCGGTGGCAGCACCGCCATTTTATACAACTCTTTTCTTTGATTGTAGTCGGAGTCCAGAAAGGGTGCGTTTGCTCTTACCTTTTTTCTTCACCCGGACAGAGGTAGTCATTTGTTGTTTCTGCAAGGCTGATTCTGTGGGAATGTCCATCCCGTATGCCAGCAAACGTTCTCCGTATATGTCCAAAAACTCCTCTCGTGAGAACTCGGGGAAATTCATATAGTAAACTTCCCACGCATCTTCCGGCGTATAATCGGGGTTGGCCATCATGATTTCGAACATCATATCTTCCGTCCCGTTGTAGTCATCGAAATCCCCATAAGGACTGTGCCCATGATAACCCTCAGTCGATTCATAGGTATATACCTTCGTGCAGGTTTCGATAATGTGCCGCACGAAATACAGGCAATTCATCAAATCTTCCTTGACTGTAAACTCATTGTCCGTATGAGGTTCATAATATCCGCAACTGAGGTTGATGCAACTGACCGACAGGCCGTTTCCCCGCAGGGCTTCCACATCTGTCATCATCCCTGCTTGGGGGCAGTAGCCGAACTGTTCAGGCTGTACGTCGAGCAAGAACTCCTCGCTGCAAATCGGCTCCCAAGATATTTGCGTGATAATATCATTATGCCCACGACGGTCGGGTTGTATCACGAAACGGCAATTCTCGAAGAATGCCATGTTTGCCACATTGCTCCCCACGCACCCGATCTCTTCGCCCACGAAAAAGGCAATTTTTATGACGTCATATCTTGCAAGGCATTGCAAGGCTATCCAAATCCCGTTCTTGTCATCGGCTCCCAATCCTTCCCATTGCCGTTTCGACGGCGAGTATCCGAAAATGATGTCACGTGTTTCAATCACACGGAAATCCCGACTGTGTATCTTCTGTACCTGATCGAGATGAGCCACGACGCAGGGATAGTCTTCTGAGATGCCTCGGGTAATATATAAATTCCCGATGGCGTCTTGCTCAATGACTGCATCGGGAATGTTTTTAGACACATGCTGTTTAACGAATGTCCGCATCCGGTTTTCGTTCCTACTTGGGGAATATATTTCGTAAAGTCGTTTCAGTAATTTCATTTTCTTGTTGAATTATAGATAATTGATTAAGCCGCTTCGGGCATTGTCGCCGCAATGAGGCGCATACCGTAAGGCAGCCCAGTATTTTCATCGATTTCGTCGTAGACTGTGCCTTCAAACGTATGATACTCGCCATTTTCCACCAGTTCTTCGAGCGATTCGGAGCTGATTGTGCGTTGCTCGTAACGATTCAAGACAGACCGCCAGCACATGTATTTGACAACATTGTCGGCATCCTCGTAATACTCCTCGTCATAATCGGAATAGTGCCAGTTGCTCTCCTTGTATTCCTGCTCCGCTTTGCTCATGCAGTCCTCACAGCAATAGTATTCTTCGGTGATCTCCGAATAATAGCAGTTGTCCGCCAATTCATACTCTCCACAATTCTCGCAATAGTACACATCATCCTCGTGATGATATTCGTCATCGCTTTCCACAAATCGGAAGTCATCCAGATCTTCCACATCGCAAGTATATTCACGCCCATGCCTATAGACGGTTCTTACCTCGCTGCAATAGCGGTCATGATAACTGTCATATTCCCTCTCGTCATCCTCGTCCTCGATCTCCCCATTCGTGGTATCCAGTCCAATGTCTCCCTCGCCGAAGTTGGTGGCAACTCTTTCGTACTCGTCATAGCTTTTGAAGCTATCCTGATACGAAAGCGTATCCCCGTAGTCCAAATCGCAGGAAATGGAGAGTTTAAGATGGCTGAGCGAATTGCCTTCATTGTCCACAAAAGCCTGTGAATCGCCACAGCCGGCACCGATTTTCTTGTACCCGTCGATATGGCCGTCCCGAATGAGGGCATCGACCAATGCCCGTTTGAGAATATCGTTGCAATCCGTAGAATATTGACGTTCGGCCAGACGCCAGACTTTATCATGCTGGTCATGAACCTCGTTATAGATGATACAGCGGGCGATGATTTTCTCGTCCTCGTTTTCAAGATAGGCGGCACTGGCATTCACCGCGTTTTCATAGAACGTATGGAATCCTTTATCAACCATACAACTATGGAAGTCGCCGGCACATTCATCCGAATCGTATATTTTCTGGAAATTCGAATCGACGTGCAGGCGGTTTTGCGGCAGGCATCCCATTGTAAATGTCTGCCATTCCTGAGCTATTTCCTCGCACAGATACGTTATCACCTGCTCCGGCAATGTTCTGCCAAATGCCGTTTCGAGAATGAGCTTGCGGTAGAGCTTGCCGATTTTCATCTTGAACACACGCCCGTTTTCGGCATTGACATAGCGGATGGCACGATAGTCTCCGTCCTCGCAGACACCTTTGTAGTCATCCGTGTAATAATTGGCACTCCGATAGATGTTTTTCAAAATCTCAACCTTGTATGGCAGATTCCCGTCACGGATGCCGGAACGTAGGATTTCGGCAATCATGGTTTGCTTCAACTCTGCCATACTCGAAATATGGAGCAGATGAAAGTCGCCGGACGTGGTGGCGTCATGAAGTAACTTGCGACTTTTGATATAGGAGAGCAGAATTTTATTTTTACGGCTTTTCTCCCCATTGCCGTGATGCTGTATTCCGAAAAGTTCGTTGAACTCCTCGAAATTGCGAAATTTATAGAATAACATATATTTAGGCTTTTGATATGGGTAAAAAAAACAGCACTCGCCGATTGATGCGGTAAGTGCAATGTTGAATGGAATACTCTCTCCTTGTTACTATTCGGGCATATTTTCAGCACACGTCCCGGCTACATGTGCCCATTAGGTGTTGTTACTGTCTCAGAATCCGAAACAAGGAGCACAAAAAGATGTCAGCACACGGATTCCGGCCCAGACGAGCACGAGCGAGCCTGCGACAAACACCGTGTTCTGAATGGTATCCTGCCGTTTGCGGGCAAAGGCGATTATCTTTTTCAAGGCTGAAATTATTACGGTAGGATTGCAATCGGGCATAAAAAAGGCACGAGTTTCCGCCCGTGCCTGCACCGATATATTTCACACTATGCTATGCCGCCGGTGTCGGTGTCGGCGGCAGTATCGGCATTTTGATGATACGGCACCCCTCGCCCGTGAGCACACGATATACCCGCACGAGGTTGCGCCCGCGAAAACTGCTGACCGTTACACTTTGCACGCCTGCTTCACCCAGACGCACCAGCGTGGGTTTGGCAGCTTTGAGATGCTTGAAGCAGCCGTAACTCTCGGTTCCGGCATTGTTATATACGTCTATCATATCCTTTTTATCGTATTAGTTTTTTGAGAAATTTCCAAGCCTGCGGGCTATATCTCCGGCACACGAAATTCTCCAGAAGTTCGGTGCGTTCATATCCGCAATTCTGGTATAAGTACCGCACAAATTTGTGCGTGATGAAGTGCAGCATCCCCGTTTCATGGCTTTTGCAGCGGTCGAAATACGGGAGATGCCGAGCGCAAAATGGGCAGAAAAATTTTCCGCCACTTCGTTGAAAGCGATGAGTTTATACATGGCATGAAACAAAAGGGACAGCGCACGTTTTCTGCACGCTGTCCTGCTTCGATTGTATAGGGTTCACTATACCGTTACGCTGCAATCGCTACGGTTTCCGCTCCGTTTCTCGGTTTTCTGCCACGCCTGCGGGCTGGCTGTTCCGCCACCGTTTCGGCGACGGTTACGGGTGCCGTACTTTCGGCGACAACTTGTTCGGCAGGCTGTTCGGTCTGTACCTCTTCGGGCTGGGCGATGTCTTTGGGCAGCTCCACACGGAAATTCAGAGCCTCCATGAGTGCTTTGGTGGCATTGTGGATGTACTTCTTGCGGTCGCGGGCGGAGCGTTCCAAGTCCTTTTTGGTCGGCATTAACCCGATTCGTGCCCATACGCTCGCATCGAGGTCGAAGATTTTGACCGTAATGCCTGCGGAGGTGCGAATGATGAGCCGGTGCGGAGTTCCTGCACGGAGTTTCGAGCGGATACCGTCATTCGATTCACGGAGCAGGGATTCTTTGGTCTTCACTTCCCAGAAAGTCGTTACCACGTTACGCAGTACACGGAACATTTCGTCCTGCGTTTTCACGGTCGCTTCGTAATCGGCACCGAAAAAGTGCATCGCCGTGTTTTTGCCGTCCTTGCCGGCATACTCGAAAATCACACCTGCGGCATTGACTGCCATGTTTGCAAACTGTTCTGCATTTAACTTACTGATTGCCATAATGATAAAATTTAGAGTGTTTCTATGCGATAGTGCATATTGAGGGCACTGCGGAATCGAACCGCACGTTCTGCTGATGGCAAAACGGCACGACCTGTGCGCGCCCGAAAATCGCACGCTACCTTTCACCCGATAGCGTGCAGATTTCATCTCAATTTGCACCTCACTAAAACGTGCCCTATACTCGCTATTTCGGAAAAAAGCCCTATATTTGCATTGTTCACACGCAAAGGCGGTTTTCCGCTGTCATGGCAAGCCTCGGTTACTCCAATTTCCTCCGAGGTGTTTCTTTGGCACGTCCCCCGTCTTTTCCAACGGGGCAGCTAACATTCGGGCGGTTGGCGGCTGGTGATTGTGGGCATAATCTTGGCAATGCTCTTTTCTCAAGCTCCGTGCGGATTGTTTTTACCGCATAGCGATTTTTATCTCCGGCTGCGCATGGGCAGACTTATGGCATTATTTTATCGCCTCCCTTTTCCATACGACTCTCACCCTCCCAAAATCACGGGTTTTGCGTATGCGGACAAAATACACGTATTTCGACCGTTCCGACTTGCGGCATTGGTTTGCCGTTCCGCTCGGTGTGGTTATTTAACACCCTATTTAAGCGTTCCAAAACGCACGGACGAATTTTTGATTTTCCCAGCCTCAAAAATAGGTTTCCCACAAAAAGGGCTGTTTGTTTCTCGCTGTTGCGGTTTTTGCTGTCTGTTTCTTACTTACTGTTTTTTTCGTTTTTACTATTTACAGACTTTTTGCGGTTGTGTCGCTTTTGAAAGTCTGTATATTTTTTGTTTCTCTTTTGCCCGTCTGTTTGTCGGGGCTGTTTCCCTTTCGGGTTCAATTCAACTCTAAAACAAATTTTTCAAACCGCCAAATATTTTTTTTCGTCCGATTGGAAAAACAGCTCTAAAATGAGAGTGAACGCCCGCGCGCGAGGGTTGTTTTTATTTAATTGGAAATCAACACCTTACAAGAAAGAGAAATTTTTTTCAAAAAAAATATAGGGTTCAACGCTCAAAAACGGATTGAAAGAAAAACTATATATATTGACAATCAATTATTTGCGAGTTGAAAACAACCTAAAAACAAGGGCGAAAATATTTTTTGCTTTCAATCCGAAAGAAACAAGGGTCTATTTATAGACTTTTAGTTTCACTTTTCTACAAAGTGAAGGTGTTAAACAATTGAATAACAATATACTAATAATTTTTGAAAAGAACGGGGTGGGTACTACCCCCGGTGCGGATTCGATACGCGCCCTACGGCCTGATTTTCAAGTCCCGTTTTTGGCTCTGACTTTTTTGTTCAAAGTTCGGCACGGTTTCGGGGGATTATTTGTTCAAAACAGAACAGGATTTGCAGAGGGAGAATCCATCCGTGCATAGACAGACTTTGCAAGAATCCATTTATCTGTCGGCTTTGCATTGGTGGATTCTCTCGATGCCAGTCATTTCATGTTATGACAGACACGGTTATGCGGAGAATCTTGTTTACTAAAACATTCCAAAATGGGACATTAGAGCAGACGGTCTTATATATAGTTTTGTATAGGAATTTGTGCTCTAACGAATTATCGGATTTTTTGTCGAAACTTTTATTAGGTTCCCATAAAAAGAAAATTGATAATTTAAGCCCGCATTTCTCCGACAATCTTTATCTTTGCCTAAAGTAAACCTGTATATAATTTATAGATGCAAATACCGGATGAGTAAAAGCAAGTCGGCAATCCATGATTTCTTCCGATGTTACAGACCGAAGAATGAGACGCATGAACTGGCCATAGCGCAGTTCTGTGCTCAGCGGCGCTTTGTCGTCTCTATCGACGCGACCCCAGATAAACGGTTGCCCGTAACATACGAAGAGTTCCGACAATGGTTTGAGACGGATATGCCTCAGCGCGGTGATGTCGTGAACCTTGTGGGGCAAGGGATTTCAGGGATTGTCGAAACGGTGGGCGTCAATCAGTCCGTGTGCCTGTATGTTTCAATCAAAGGCGAAGAACTGAACGTTACTCCCGAATGCTTTGGTTATACTTCGTTGGAAATTGCCGACGAGGAGACGGTTCTCCGCCTGCAACGGGCACTTTATCGGGAGGGATTGGTTTGGAACCGGTGGCGCAACAGAATCAGGCCGCGCGAAATACCCAAAGAAAATGTCCAGTACCAGATCAGCGTACTGGGTCGGAAAATCGGCTACGGTGTGTTCCGGGAAATCGATGCCGGGGGGCGGATTGTCATGTACTGCATGAAACCGGAAGACGGGCCGGTGCGTTATTCGCTGCGGGAGATTGTCGGGCCAAAAGAGGATTACCAGTTGGAGCCTATCAATGTAGGGCAACGAGAAGATCTGGCGAAGGAATTGGAACAAGCTGGTGTGCTTTGGAACGGATTCTACAAACGGATCGAACCTGTCAATTATCTGGCTCCGGCAGGAAAAGGTTACTATTACCTGAACGAATTCTGGGAAGTATGCAAGACCATTGAGCAGGGCAAGACCAAAGGTGCTAAGTATTTCAATAACGGGAACTATTCCCGGTATCGGGACCCGATGGAGGAACTCCGGAGGTATCTTTTCAGTGAACTGGGTGTCGGTGCTGTTTCCCGTTCTGAAGAGACCGAGTATTACTACCTGAAAGAGTTCTGGAAGGTCTGTAAGACGACGGATAAAGGACGACGAAGAGATATAAAGCGAGCTAAAGCCGGTAACTACTCCACCAATGAAGCGAGCATAAAAGAACTTGCTTTACAGTTACAGGAGAAACGAAAGGAACAACTGTCCCGTTATCCGTTAAAGGGATAGCCGTTTTACAACCATCCTCTATCCATCATGTTTTGTAGCTGGAGAAGTAAGTCCCGCTTTGGAATTTCTGTATCGGTATTCTCTATCTTCTTCTAAAGAAGAAGCAAGGTGGAGGGTATAAATAAAGCACTTCCGCTACGCTCCAGTGTTTATTTATACCCTTTAATGCTCACCCCTAAAGGGGTTCGCTATGTTTTTCTTTTAGTAGATAAAAACAGAAAAGTAAGATAGTAGTATAGTATATATAATATATATTACTGCATCTTACTTTTCTGTTTTATAGAGTTTGGGATAGTAGCCGGTCAGCCTCCATCGGGACTTTTTCTATGCCCGTAGGTCAGCTCGAACTTCTCCCTGAGAGCCTTTACCTCCTCCTTGGGCAGATAACGGCGTACCTCGCCGCAAAGCTCGTCATACTCCTCCAGACGAAGCGTATCGAGGTCTGCCATTTCAATCTCCACGTCCGGATGCAGCCTACGGAAATAGAATCCCGCCGCCTGCGCATATTCTCCTTTGCAGGCCCGGCTGACCGTCTTGACGGATGTTCCGGTGATTTCGGCGCACGTCTGCATCGACTTGAAGACGGCGACCAGTATGCGCGTGTGGCCGAACAGCAGCACCTGTTTCGGATGCCGGAATGAACTGTTGCTTTTTCCTTTGTGTTTCATGCGGTTTTCATTTTGTCATGCGTTGCAGGATTCGGGTAATGAGCGGAATGTTTTCCACGTTGATCCACTCTTTTGCCACGTTCCAGGTCAGCGATTTTCCGAAACAGATGTTTTCTTCCGTGAGAACATGATATGACAAGCGTCCTTCCGTCGGTTTGAGCTTCAAGTCATGCAGCTCGCACAGCCCGTTTTTCCAGAACACGCAACCGTGTTCCGTCTGGAGCGCCTGCACCATCAGTATCGGGAACGGTATGGCACCGACCAGCATACCGACAGCCCAGAATGTAATCCGCAGTCTTCCCTTATATCCGGCCTCTATCAGTCGCCAAATATCTTCCGGTGTACCCAGACAAGGGGTCAGGCATTGTTTCCGGCAACGAGGACAGTCGCAGCTCACGGGATAGCGTCCCGTGGCTCTTGAAATCTTCTCGATCAGTTTTTCAGTCATTCCGTTTCTTCCGTTTGCATACCGGTATTCCGGTTATTCCACAATTCGATTATTTTCTCTTTACCGATCAACGTCCACCGCTTGCGAGTACCAAATGCCCATCGTTTTTGGGTTTTGGGATTCGTCCAGTAATACGGCACATCGATTTGCCACTCCCCGTATTCCGGCAGGACGGTCCATTGCTTTTTCACGAATCGACAAATGCCGCTCTCTTCCAAAAACTTACTCATGCGGCTGGCTGAGATGCCGATTTCCCGGGCGAGTTGTGTGGGTGTGAAATAATCCACGCCTTCCGTCAGATGGCTGTACGGGTTCTCCACCCGGCGGCGTCCTGACGGAAGTTCAGGTCGTTTAGGCGGTTCCTTGTTCCAGAGTTCGAGAATCTGGTCACGGCCGATCTTGCTCCACCGTTTCCGTGTCCCGGCCGCATGGCACTTGCCGGTGCGCAGGTTGTTCCAGTAATACGGCATATCGATCTGCCAGCTTCGGTATGGCAGGAATGCTACCCACTGGTTTTTCGAGAACTTGCAGATGCCTTTCTCGGCAAGGAACTGGTGTAACTGCCGGGGTGTCGTGCCAAGTTCCTGCGCGAGCCATGTCGTCGAATAGAAGTCTCGCCCCTCGATCAGGTTGTCGTAAAACTCCACCTTGTAGGAATCGGCGTCGATACGTTCCTGTTGCAGGTGTATCTCCCGCCGCTGGGCGACGATCAACTGTTGTGCTTCATCAAGACTCTGCGGCACGGGTAGATTTTCAGTGGTGCTCATGCCGCTTTCGGGCCGGGGTTCCAACGTGGCATAACCCCGTGTCATCAGTTCGTTGATTTTCGTGTTGCACCATTGCGAGAACTCCGGCGACAACTGCCGGGCGAACTCCATCGCCAGTTCTTCATCAATCCATGTCGCCCCGTTGTTACGTCCGCGTGTAGTGAAAATCTGGCTGTCGAGGCTTTCCGAGATGCCCTTCTCGACCAGATGCTGGCGGTAGCGGACAAAATCCGCCTTGCGCAGAATCTCTGCCGGCAACACGCCGAAGCTGCGTGCCATCTGCGTGGCGTTGATCATCATCTTGTTGTTGGCGGCACGGAAAGAGATCGGATGATCCTGGTAGCTGAACACCACATCTTCCTGCCGTACAGGTTGTATCGTTTTGGCCGACTGTATGGCGGCATCCTCCAGCAGTTCGTTCAACCATGTCTCGACAATGGCACATTTCTTTGCCGCGATGGAATTTTCGCGCCGCATGGGGCGGATCAGTTTGTAGACGTCATAAGGGCTGATGGCCCACATTTCACGTCCTTTCTTGCGGAACGGAATCTGGATACTGGAAGGTAATTGGTGAATGGCCGCCTTGTCGGTCAGCAGTTCTTCCCGTCCCAAAACTTTACAGAGGTCATGGAGGTTCACCCATGCCAAGGTCTTGTCATCGTTGAAAAGCACTCTTATCGGGTACTCTTCGCATAGTGTCGTATTACTTTTCATCTTGTATTACTTTTCTTTTTCTTCTAAATCACGTTGTTTACAGAATTTCCGGAACTCCTTGCGCCGTTCATCATACGCCTGCCGTTTGTGTGCGATCTCACGCACCGTGAAATAGCGGCGTTCCACTCCGCACAAACGGTCATACTCCTGTAATGTCAAGTTATCGAGATCCGATAACTCGATCTGTACATCAGGATGCGCATGACGAAAATAGAACCCGCCAGTGGCAACATACCTACCTGTACAGGAGAATGATATGCTTTGCAGATTGATGCCGGAGAAATCCGCGGCACTATGTAATGAGCGCACCACAGCAATGAGTACATACGCTCCGTTGAAGACTAATAGCTGCTTCGACGGTAAAAATGGACCTTTCGTTTTCATAACTCGCTGTTGTTTCGGTTGGCAATCAATTCTTCCGGCGTAAATCGGACCTGAGCTTGCATCAGGACGTATGAATCGGAACATACTATGCCGTTTAACAGCATCTGCGTCATGCTCTCCAGCAGGTACGCGCCGAATACCGGGTCAGTACAGCAGAGGAACGGCAGTGCGAAGGACTCTTCTGCCAGAGAGTGTTTCGTTGCGGCATCGACGGCAAAACATTCGTCCGGCGGTATGCCATACATTTTCGCTAAATGTTCTATCCACAAGGCGAAACCTGCGGTGAATTCAGCAATCTTTTCTTCCGGATCCAAATTCATGGATTGCAGGAAATGTGTCATGTCAAAATAAGTCCGGGTATCTATAGCGGTGAACAGCAAATCCGGAAATTCACCGAACCGTAGCTTGAACCCTTGATGATTGTCGATTGTTCCCATTTTCTCGATATATTAAATTTTGCAGGCAAATATATACTTTTTGGCTTGATTTTAACTATAAATTTGGCGACAAATTTTATCGTTAATAATTCATTTATAGATATTTACAAGCAGGTTTTAGATGCAAAAACGGACCAAAAATCTGTAAGTAATCGTACGCTTATTTTGTATGGTAAACCGAATATATTGGAGGCGATTTCTCCGTATGGTCTGAAGGGGTCGGATAACCCATTTTTTCGGGATCGAACTATTCTTTTTGAAACCCGAAAAAAATGCAGGAAGAAGGAACATTTAACCACGAGTTGCTCGAAAGCATATTCCACACGTCGAAAAAAACGATTCAGGAATACGTGCGGGAAATCGAACGGCACAACCGCTACCGTTCGGTGCGCTCGAACATGCTGCTGGGCACCATCCTCGACGACCGGGCACGTCTGATCGACCTGTACGATGCGTGCCTGCAACAGGACGCGCACATCCGTGCCGTCATCGAGACACTCGAAAGCCAGATACTTGGAGACCGTTATATGCTCGCCCGTCTGAACGACAAGGGCAAATACGTCAAGGATGTGAAAGAGAGCCAGAAGATACAGGGCTCGCAGTTCGACAAGATCATCCGGGGTGTCATCGAAGCCAAGCTCTACGGTTACACGTTACTGGAAATCATGCCTACTATCGACCCTGACACGGGGCGTCTGAAAGAGGTCAACAGCATCGAACGCCGCAATGTCCTGCCCGAACAGGGCATTGTCGTCAAACGGCAAGGGCTGTGGCTGCCGCACTGGGACATTCACTCGGCTACTTACCGGAAACGTTACGTGCTTGTCAAGACCGGAGATCTGGGACTTTTCTCGGCCACGACGCCGCTGATTCTCGCCAAAAAGTTCACGGTTGCCAACTACGTCAATTTCAGTCATACCTACGGCCAGCCCATCATCCACGGGAAGACCGTCAGCGAAAACAACATGGACCGCAAGCGTCTGGCGCAGGACATCTCCAATGCCGCCCAGAACAAAGTTATCGTGACAGGACTGGAGGACGAGGTGGACATCAAGACCTTCACCATGTCCAACAGCGAGAAGATATATACCGGACTGATCCAGTTCGCCAACAAGGAGGTCTCGAACCTTATCCTCGGCTCCGAATCGATGGCCGGAGGCATGCAGTCGTATGTCGGCTCCACCAAGGCGCATCAGGATATCTTCCGCGATCGCATCGAGGTGTACCGCCGCTACATCGAGAACGTGATGAACGAGCAGATCATCCCCCGGCTCGTGGCGATGGGCTATATCCCCGCCGGCCTGGAATTCAAGTATTCCAACCGCATCGACATGAACAATGAGGACCGTATCAAGCTCTATTCACTTATCACGGACAAGTATGAAGTGGCGGCAGACGAAATCGAGAAAGAGTTCGGTATCGTCGTGGGCAAGCAGCTCAACGTGATACCCGGCATGGGTGGCGGAGGCGGTATAGCGGTCGGCGGAAGCTCTTCCGACCGGGGCATCATGTCGGACGAGGAATACTACAAGCGTTACGGCCATCCCCGTGGCGTGAAACAAACCGACACCCATCCGTAGGCCATGAGAATCACCCTCGAACAATTCTGCGAGCAGTGGGCGCCGAAAGGTAACGGCCGGTATCTGCCCAGCAAGATGGAGTTCAACACCCATGACTTCGTGACAATGGCCGGCGAATACACCAAGAGCCGGTTCCGCAGCAGCTTTGCCGAAGGCGGCTTTTACGGCAGCGGCAAGCCGTGGCCGGAGCGCAAATCCCGCTGGGGCCGACGCTTTACCCATCCCGTGATGAACGACACCGGAACCTTGTCGCACTCCATCACCGGGGAAGCCGACCGTATGGACCATACCAACATCACCCAGCGCGGCTACGGTGAACGAAAGAGGATTTTCCGCCGGGGAGCCCGTTACGCTATCCGTACCAAGGCGAGCAATTTCAAGCAGCCGGGAAAACGCGGCGCTTCCAAGAGTTACGCCGCCGTTCATAACACAGACCCGGCATTAGGGCTCTATACGGTCAACCAATATAGCAGCCGCCGGCCCGAACACCGGCAGTTTATCGGCATCAACCCGAAACTGAACCATACCGTCAACCAACTGTTTATCCCCATCCTATTCAGGGGATTTCCCTTTCCGAACCCATGATCAAAGATAAGAAACCACATAACCCACCCGTAAACGGTTCCGCGTCTCAGGCGGAACAACCTCCGGTCGCCGTGCCCGAACAGGTATCGGAGAATCCGTTCGTGAACATGTATCAGGCTGTCCGCCGGGCAATCCTCACTCTGCGGGAGCATCCGGAAGACCCGCAAAGTCCGCCGTTTTTCAAGACTGTCATGATCGACACGGGACAGTTCTCCCGAATCGTGCGCAGCGAGAATCTGGAAATGGAAATCGCTTTTCCGGCCATCTTCATCCGCTTCGTGAACGTGCGTTACCTCGTGCAGCAGCAACGTATCGGCGAGGGGCGCGCCACCATGCGCATCCGCTTCATCCTCAATACGCTCAATCACACCGACCCGGAGCGGGAATGCGACCCGTTCATCGTTTTCCAGCGGTTGAACGTCGCCATTCAGGATGCCAAAAGCCATGAACCGGCACTCACGGAGCGGTGCAATCTCCTTTACTTCGATATGCCCCTAACGACCAACATGTTGCAGGCGTACTGGGTGGATTACGAGGTATGGTTCCGGGAATCCTCCGCATGGAAATACCGGAACTGGGTCGAACGCTACTTGGTCATGCCGCCCTTCACGCAACATGCCGATGCCCCGCAGCACGACACGGCGGGACACGGGCATCACGCCGAGCCGACCTACGAAAAGGTTACGGGGTTCGAGCCGTCGGTCGATGTGCCGGACCTGCCGGAGGAGGAAAAAGAGCCCGAAGCGGAAAAGCCTGCCGAGGATGTCCCGAACGGCTCCGGAGCCGGGTTATAAACCATTTCACGCGAGCGAAGCTATTCTTACCCAAAGGAAAAGATGAACACGGAAACTTTTGAACATATCGTCTGTCAGTCGGGTGCCGGGCGTCCGGCTTCCATCCGCTTCTTCGGCCGTATCACGGAAGAGAGTGCCGGGCGTTTCAGCGAGGCGTTCGACTTTTTGGAGAACATCGTGCGTCCTTCCCTTATCCGGGTACTCATCAACTCGGAGGGCGGCTCGGTATTGCACGGTATGACGGTCTATGCCGCCATCCAGAACGCCACGGTGCCTACCGAATGCGTCATCGAAGGCATGGCCGCCTCGATGGGCTCCGTCATCTGGGCTGCCGGGGACAAGTCGTTCATGCGCGATTACGGCATCCTGATGATTCACAACCCGTTCTTGCCTGACGACAACGACGGGGAGGAATCCGAGCTGGTCAAAGCCTTCACTGCACAGATCGAGACCATCTACCGCAAGCGGTTCGGGTTGAGCCGCGAGAAAGTCCGGGCCATCATGGACGGGGCCGCCGGACGGGACGGGACATTCTTCGATGCCGCGGCGGCCGTGAAAGCGGGTATCATTCCCGAAAGCCACGTGCTGAAAACCAACAAGCAGCTTCGGGACAAAGTCCGGGCAGACCTGTCGGGTATCACGGATGCGGCGGCTATACAGGCGGTGATGAGCCGCATTTCCACGCTCACGGATGGAAATCACCCGTCTGGCGAGAAAACCACTATTCTTAATACGAAACTTAATCACAGATCCATGAACGAAGAGAAAACATTATCCCCGGAATACAACGCGGTGGTCGCCTCACTCGGCATGCAGGAGAAGAACGAGGTGAGGGACGTGCTCTCCCGCATTTCGGAGCTGACCGGCGTGGAAGCCAGACTGACCGAGGCGAATAAAGCCCTGAGCGACGCCAAGACCGTGATTGCCGGCAAGGACGCCACCATCGGCAACCTCCAGAAAGACCTCGACAGCGCAACCGCCCGGTTGCAGGTCTATGAGCAGAAAGAGGCCGATGCCAAAGCGAGTGCCATCCAGAGCTTCTTGCAGAAAGCCGTGGACGAAGGCAAAATCGAGGCGGATGCGGTGCCCGGCTGGAAAGAGATGGCTGCCACGAACTTCCAACTGGTGCAGGACACCATCGGTTCGATTCCCGCACGCGAGAAAATCAGCGAGCAGATCGCCACCGACCCCGACAACGCCCAAGCAGCCGCCGATGCCCTGAAGAGTGCCGGTCAGAAGATGGCCGAGCAGGTCGAAGCCGTCGTGGGCAAGGACTTCGCCTTCAAGAAACTGCAATAGCCCCGTCCGGCGGGAGACGTACCATCCCGCCACCTTGATACACATAAACTGATTTGCCGGAAGTGGTTTACCGCTTTGAGTCGATGCTCCCTGTTCGCGGCCGAGATTCAAACCCAGAAAATCACTAACACAATGGCAGATACAGTAACTTTCTTACAGAACGGCTATGCCGGAGAGGTATTGGAGGACCTGCTCACCTACACGGCGCAGGGAAATGACACCTTCCGTGAGGGGCTGATCCACATCAAATCCGGCATCCAGCACAAGTACACCCTTCCCGCCATCCGGTTGGGAGACATCATTCAGGACAACGTCCCCACGCCCCAGAGTTCGCACGGGGCCAAAGGCGAGAACGGCGAAAACGAATACCAGTTCACGGAACGCCACCTCGAACCCGCCGAATTCATGGTTTACCTCGAATTCAACCCGCGCGATTTTGAGGCTTACTGGAAATTCGCACAGCCGACGGGCAACCTCGTCTTCCGCGAGCTCGATCCCAAGTTGCAGGCCACGATGCTGCGCCTTCTGATGGACAAGAAAAACGAGTTCATCGGCAATGCCATCTGGACTTCGGCCAAGGGAGGTACGGCTGCCGCAAACATCACGGCTCCCGCGGGTGCCGTACAGATCGGAGCCGGCAAGGAGAAATACTTCGACGGGGTCATCAAACGCATCATCGATAACGTGAACGCTACCGATGCCCAGACCGTCGCGGGCGGCCAGTGCATCGTCTCCGGCACAACCGAGCTCAAGGACGGTGCTGCGGTCGAGGCGGCTCTCTACTCGATGTGGAAGAAATGCCCCAAGCAGATCCGCAAGCGGTCGGGCCTGAGCATTGTCATGGGCTGGGAAGCGTGGGATGCCTACGACCAGTATATCACCGACAAGATGGTGAAATACTCCGAGAACAGCGAGGTGAACCGTTACCGCTTCAAGGGTAAGCGTATCATCCCGATCACGGGAGTTCCGGAGCACACCATCGTCATGGGCAACTTCACGTCGGGCATGGATTCCAACCTGTGGATGGGCGTAGATTACGCCAACGACGCCGAGGTACTGAAAGTGGACCGTCTGCAATCCAACTCGGAGCTCTTCTTTTTTCAGATGAGAATGAAGCTGGACGTGAACATCGTCAAACCTGCCGAGATCGTCGTCCATACGGCTTATACCAAAACGGCATAACCCTTTATCGAATCACCGAATCACCGAATAATAACCGTGCGGGGGATGGACACCATACTCCATCCCCCTTTTTCATACCGCAATATCTATGGCAAAGACTCAAACGACCATTCCCGAAACAGATGCCGCCCAACCGGATGCGACGGTAGCCGCACCACCGGTAATGACCGGAGAGAAAGATACGACAACCGAAAAATCCTCGAAAAAAGAACCCGCTCCGAAAGCGGCGGCCGAGATTCCTGCTGCGGCGTTGGCCATCCTCGGAAAGTTCCCCGACTACAAGGAACTCTACATCGATAGCGATGGCAGCATGTACGTGCCGCAGACCGCTCCGGCCATCCGGGGTAAGGCCATCCTCTACAAGAATCCCCATTACAAATCATAACACGCAGGCAATATGGCATTAGGCAATGTAATCATCAAGGATGTGGACGGCAATCTGCCGTATGCCGCATCCGCAAGCAACGAGAAAATCACGGGCCTGCTGTTCGACGTATCGGGGCAGCCCGACCTTTTTACCGCAGGTTACGGGAAAAGCAACGAGGCGAACGTGGCCTTGGGCGATGTCCTCTGCATCACCAGCCGTAAATCCTCCGTACAGGACTTCGGCATCAAGGAGCGTGTCGCGTGCGACCCCGACGAAGAGACGAACGAAAACTTTCTGTTCGGCATTCCGGCCTACCACATCCGCGAGTTCTTCCGCATGAGCGGCAACATCGACGGTCCGGGCAGGCTGTACGTCATGTTCGCGGACTGCTCCGAGAACTGGGACGCCCTCGACGTGATGCAGCGTGCCGCCGATGGGCTTATCTCGCAGGTGGGTATCTGGACCGAGCAGCCGCTGTGGAAACTCAACGGCGAGCAGGAGAAATACAACCTGAACCTCGTGAAAGGCATCAACGACAAGGCGGTGGCTCTGGCCGAGCTGACCCAGCCGCTGTCCGTGGTGCTGTGTGCCAACCCCGCCAACACGGGCGGCGACACGGAGGAGGCGAAGGTCATCGACCTGAACCGCATACCGTCGGCTATCTGCGAATCGTCCCGTACCAGCGTCATCTTCGGACAGGCCCGAAATGACCAGAACGCGATGATTCAGTACCGCAATCCGAACCATACGCCGGTCGGTTTTTTGGGTGCTGTCATGGGAGCCCTTGCCAAGGCAAGCGTTCACGAGTCCATCGCCTGGGTACGGCAGTTTAATCTCTTTACCGACGACTTCCAGCAAATCGAGCTCGGGTTCGGCGACCTCACGCTCGATGCCGAGGACGAGTTCGTATCGACCAACCTGTACGAGTCTCTTTCGCCGGTGCTGTTAGACGAATTGGATGATAAGGGATACATTTTCCCCATCAAGTATTCGGGTCGGGAGAACGGCATCTATATCTCCAAAGACCAGACTTGTTCCAACGGGGACTACCGAACCATCGCCCGCAACCGCACCATCAACAAGAGTCGCCGTGCCGTGCGTGAAGCCTTGCTCCCGTATCTGCACAGCCCTTTGATGGTCAATCCGGCAACGGGCTTTCTCGCACCCTCGAAGATCACGGCCTTCAAGACCCTGATCGGGGACATACTGGCCAAGATGCAGGCTGCGCAGGAGATCAGCGGCTATGCCGTTACCATCGACCCCAACCAGAACGTGCTGTTGGACGATACGCTCCGCATCAGCTATGTCATCGTGCCCGTCGGCGTGGCCGTGAAAATCTATGTCGAAGAGGGCTTATCACTAACCGCTAAATAGATGAAAACATGGCAATCATAAACAACGTCGCATACTCTTGGTCGATGATTACCTTGGCCAGCACGGCCTTGGGAATCGAAGAAGGCTCCACCGTACTCGAAGGCGTTTCGGGTATCAAATGGAGCAAGAAGCGTAAAATCGAGCCCAACTACGGTCTGGGTGGAAAACCTGTCAGCCGGGGTTTCGGAAACATCTCCTACACGGCGAGCATCACAATGGACTATGCCACACAGCAGACCTTGCGCTCGACCTACGGCAGTTTGATGGATGTGGGTGAATTCGACCTGATTATCTCGTTCGCCAACCCGATGGCCAGCGATGACTGGACGACCACCACCGTCACGCTGAAAGGTTGTATCTTCAGCGAGGATGGCATGGAGAGCCAGCAGGACGATACCAACATCGTACACGAGTTCGACCTCAATCCCTTTGATATTCAGATCGGAGACGGGGATACCATTTAGCTCTCATTCTCTTGCATGGGACCGCTTCTTTTTTGAAAAGAGGCGGTTCTGTGTTTGCAGTCCGGGGATATTTCGGTATTTTTGCAGCCTTTTTGAGTATAACCTATAACGAATGATTATGATACAAGCGACAGAGAAAAACTTTGATGAGCTGCTCTCTGCGGAGAAGCCGCTCATGGTCGATTTCGGTGCCGAGTGGTGCGGCCCGTGCAAGGCTTTGGCTCCGATGGTAGCGGAGTTAGCGGAGACCTATAAGGAACAGGTGATCATCGCCGCGTGTGATGTCGAAGAGAACAACGACATAGCCGTAAGGTATTCCATTCGGAATATACCGACGGTGATTTTCTTCAAGGATGGCAAGGAGGTCGGGCGGCAAGTCGGAGCTATTGCCAAATCAGTGCTGGAAGAGAAATTGAAAGCATTGCTGTAAGAAATGAGAAACGGAGAAACATTTGATAAACGATGTTTCTCCGTTTTGTTTGAGGGGTGTACAAAACTACCACAAATTCTCTAAAGTGCGGTACTTTTGTACGGCAGCACTTCTGCCGAGCATCGCAATTACAAAAGCATTGCATCATTATCATGAGCCATGATAATGATGCAAATTCTGTGATAACGAGCTGATTCATCAGTGATTGCTTTCGTATCGGCTGTTATATGTATTTGTTCAACTCTTCGACAAGAAGATGTACTGTTGTAGATGATTCTGCCTGTGCCGGCGGGATGTTTTCCATTTGGCACATGATGGCTTTGGCATTCCGGATCGCCTGCCCTTGTTTGTCCGCCAATATTCTGAATACCTGTCCGGCAAATCCGGCTTCCTTGCTGTATGCCACACCTAACAACCCGCTCAACTTCTCGGCGTACATATTTCGGTGCATCGGCCCTTGAAACAGGTTATAGTGCAACAGAAACCAATATTCGAATGCCTGATTGCTATACGCGACCTTCATTCCGCCGGTTTGAGCCAATGCTATTGCACGATTGAAATCATTGTCCGGGAAATCATCCTTATCGAATACTACCCAGCATTGGTCATAGTCACGACCTTTCTTCCGCTCTTCTTCCCTTATCCGAAGAGCTTTCTGCACGAGCCCGACCGTATTGATGCCTTGTCCGACAGCTTTGATATTGGCTGATGTCAGACGGAAGGCATTGAAGTAGTCGGGTTCGGTATTCACTCCCTCGCATACGATCAGAAAGGTTTGCTTGACCTCCCGAACAAAACTTACCCGTCGAAGATTGCGGGCAGCCCGTGGGTCTCGTTTATTCATCCGTGCCATTTTCCGTCTCTTCTTTCTGATCAAACAAACGCTCGAACTGTCCGACGATAGGGACACCTCCATATTTCCCCATGAGATACTCTTTCTCGAAGGGCGCACTGTTGCGTACTTTGTACTCTGCCAGCGAATACAACTCCGATGCCCCCAAAGAGTCTTTTTGAGTAAACCACACCTGGTCTCTACGGAACAGATTTGCATTCAACAGGTTCGTGTCATGCGTCGTAAAAATCAACTGTGCATTCTTGGCATTCGTCAGCCGAGAGTTGAAGAGTGCAATGATTTTACTGGTCAACAGCGGGTGCATCTTCGAGTCGAACTCGTCGATGACCAATCGCTTGCCGTGATCCAGTGCGTCGATAATCGGATAGGCCAATGAAAAATACTTGATCGTACCTTCCGACTCGTTCTTCCGGAACGGAAAAGTGACCATTTTCGTGGCCTTTCCCGTCTCGTCATACTGTTGGTGCGAACTGATGACCGTATTGTCAACCTTACGGATGTCGTCTATTCCGAAATCGGCAAACTGGGCAAACTCGACAATGCGCTGTTTCATCTCGGGATTATCGATTTGCCGGGCTGCCATTTCCCATATCCGCTCGTCGCTACTGCCCAGCACGATAGTTGTATTAGCCAGCCACTCCATGATTTCCACCGAAACGGCCTCGTTGAATTGCGCGGCTACGGACAACAGCAGTGCATTGTCGCGCACCATCCTTTTAGCAACCACCTCTTTCCCGACGGTAAATTTCGGATGCAATTCATACTCATCCAGATTGCGCAGGAACAACTCCACTTCCTTGGCTTTTTTCTTATTGCTTTTTTGGTAAAGCCATTCTCTGTAAACCCGTTTCTCATCCACCTCGAAACCGTACCGGTACTGAGCCTGTTCATCAGCAAAGACGGCCTCGAAATAGCTGGGTTCGTTCTCCGTGCCGCGATTGAGGCGAAAACTTTCCACCTGTTGTATGCGTTCGCCGGACTGTACACCTTTGGATGAATTGATAACAAACCACTTGAAGAAATCAAGGGCCTTTATCAAATTGGACTTTCCGCTGGCATTAGCTCCGTACACAACGGCACTTTTCAGCAAAGAAAGATTCGTTCCGGCCAGTTCAAAAACGATATCCTCCGACGAAGTTTGTTTTTCCTTCAAAGCTGAAGCTGCCAACGAAAGTGTCGCCGCCTCCCTGAATGAAAGGAAATTTTCAACTGTGAACTGAATAATCATACAATATCGTTGTTATATGTGAGTTTTCTGCAAATATAGGCAATATCTTTCTAACTTTTGCATTTTATCGAAATATTTTCCCGATTTACACCCGTTGAAGCCGGAAAGCCGCTATTCCTTTTTGTAACCAAATATCACGCAGAAATGGAAGATAAGAATCTTACGCTGGAGCAGGAAGCCCAGATTAAGAAAAAAGCGGCCGCGCTGAAGGCCGAGAAGAAAGTCCGCAAGGTCTATCCGATGGTCGTGTTCGGCGATATGGATTGCGGAGAAAAAGAGTTTTATGTCGCCTACATGGGAGAACCGACCTTCCCGCAGTTCTCGAAGTTCATGGCGGCGTCGAAGAAGGACGAGGTGAACGCCATGCGTCAGCTCGCCCGCGACTGCTTCCTCGACGGCGACAAGGAGCTGGTGGACAACGAATCGCTGTTCCTCTTCGGGTTGATGTCCCAGCTTTCTGAAATCATCACCACCCGTCAGAGCCTGCTGGTAAACTGATCGACACCTGGGCGGTACGTGACGACCAGCGGATTCGTCAACGGCTGATCTATATCCGCCACTACTTTCCGGGTGTCCATCTCGACAGCATTACGGACGAGGAGTTCGCCATGCTTTCTGAAGAGGCATTGTGGCTTCACCAGCAGGTGCTTATTTCCCGTCTTACCCTGCAACCGCCGTCTCCCTGATCCGCTTTCCGAAGCCCCGCAGCCCTTGTGACTGCGGGGTTTTCCTTTTCAGTCCCCGATGCCCGAAAAGGGCTATTCTTTCAACGGATGTAAACACGCTATTCATGGCTCAAACGCAGAATTACGAAGTCTTTTACGATATAAAGGTCGATGCCACGCAGGGCACCGAGCAGGTAATAGCTTTTGCCAATGCCGTCGAGAAACTAAGCAAGGGCAGGGCGAGCTTTGCACCGGTCATCACCAACATCAACGAGATGATGGAGGCCGTGGAAAAGACCTTCCGGGGAAAGAACGGCAAGAAGAAGGATTTCAACTTCGATCTGGAAATCAAGACCGGAGAAACGGAGAAACGACTGGAGGGTGTCAAGACCCTGCTGACCGAAATCAAAGAGCTGACGCAGGGTATCAAGCTGACCATCAACCCCGGCGAGAAAATCGACGGCCGCGCGCTCCGTAACCAGACCAATAAACTGGTCGGCAAGAAAAAGTTGGACGAGCAGCAGGCCGAGGCGAAACGGAATGCCGCCTTGGCAGTCAAGAGCGTCATGGACACCCAGCGGACGGTCACCCGCTCCATCGGCAAGATCAACTCGGCCCTCGCTCATTTGGAGAAAGGGCGTGAGGTAAACATCAAGACCGACACGGCCCGTGTACGCTTGCAGGAGATTCTCACGCTTTTGGGCAACATCCGGGGTGCTGCCACGATGACGCTGCACCTGAATACGGCGGCTCCCGCAACCTCCGCTCCCGTCGGTCCGGTCGTGCGGCCTCCGTATGCCCCGGTCGCAGCGCCCGTACTCTCCGACAAAGAGCAGGCGGGACTGAACAAACGCCTCTATGCAGACGAGGCCATGAACCGTCAGCGTATGCAACAGGCCCGTGAGAAAGCGGCCTTGCAGGTAGATACCTTCCGGCAGATGTCGGAAATCCGGGCTGCCGAGCGTGCCGCACGCCTGCGTGAAAGCGAACGTGCGCGTGCCGACCGGGAGTTGCGCAAGATTGCCGAACGTACCCGTCGGGAGGAACTCAACGCGGAGAAGCGACGCCGTCAGGCCGAGGAAACCCTGCGGCGTCGCAACGCGGCCCATGTGGTAACCTCCATGCGCCGTCAGGCGGCTTTCGACGATTCCGTGTACGGCAGCAAACGCCGTGCAGCTATCAACCGCATCCAGTATTCCAAGGCCCCGTCGTGGCGTAATCTCCCGATGGCCGGAATGCTCAACGCCTACATGGCCTATAATTTCCTGCGCACGCAGTTCACGGAAGCCGTCGAGTATTCCAACATCATGCAGTCGGCTCACTCGATTCTCCGGGTGGCCGACTCCGATTTGGCAACCTTCGAGGGGCGTTTCGACCGGATGGCCAGATATGTACGCCGTATCGGCGTCGAAACCAAGTTCACGGCTATCGAGGTGGCAGGCGCGGTAAAATACCTGAGTATGGCCGGCATGGGTATCGAGACCATCAACGAATCGATCCGCCCGATTACGAACCTTGCGCTCATTGGCGACAACGACATTTCTCAAATTGCAGACCTCGCCACCAACATCCAGACCGGCTACAATATCAAGAATACCAGCATGGGTTCGGTGGCCGACATTCTGGCCTCTACCGTGTCACGTTCCAACGTGAACATCATCGAGATGGCCGAATCCTTCAAGATGGCGGCCGGTTACCTGCGTCTGTCCGGGGTCGATTTCACGGAGGCATCCGCCGCTATCGGCGTTCTCGGCAATATGGGTATCAAGGGAACGATGGCCGGTACGGCCCTGCGAGCCATGTCCACCCGCTTTGCCAAACCCACCAAAGAGGCACGGGAGGCATTGGACCGTCTGGGCGTGAAGTTCACGCGCATGGAGGATATCTACGGCAAACAGGTGGAAAAGTTGCGTCCGCTGGCCGACATCTTCGAGGATCTGAACAAGAAAGGGGCGACGATGGCCGACATGCAGACCATCTTCGGCAAGATCGGAGGCAATGCTGCCATGATGTTCGTCAGCAACTACGGGCAGCTTCGGACGCTCGCGTCGCAGAACCGTGCATCGCAGGGCATCTCTTCCGAGCTGGCGCAGGTGAAGCAGGACACGACCAAAGGTTTGTGGTACCAGATGACCTCCCAACTCACGGAATCCTTCATGCAGGGGTACGAGCTGATCGAGCCTGTCATCCGGAGTACGTTGAAAGACTTCCTTTCCAAGTTCAATTCCCGTGAGTTCGCCCGTGGCCTCGCTTCCATCGGACAAGGTGTACTGAGCCTGCTCTCCGTGCTGGGGAACTTCGCTTCGTGGATGACCCGCAACTTTTACTGGATCGAGCCGCTTCTGTTCACCGGCTTTGTCGCCACGCGACTGTTCAAACTCGCCGGGGCTCTGACCAATGTCGGTGTCGCGGTCGGCTTTATCGGCAAACAGGCCGCAGGCAATTCCATCGCCGAGCTGCTTTCCGGTCTGACCGGACTTACCAGTGCCCGAGGCGTCAAAGCCCTGTCTTTTGCCAACAAACGGGCTCTTGTCACCGCTTTTCAGGCCGCCGGTGTCAGTGGCAAGGGTGCAATGGGACGTGCCTTGCTGCAAGGTGGAGCCGGTTCTTTCGCCGCCCGTGCCGGATTCTCTTCGCTGTTCGCCTCGCAGGTCGCAACGGGCGGCGGTCTGGTCGGTGCCGCCGGTTCCCTGAGTGCCATCGGTACGACCGCCGTTGCCGCCACGGCCGGCATCGCGGCCTTGGTTGGTGCTTTGGGGTGGGTTGCCTACAAGACGTGGCAGATCAAGAAGGCCAAAGACGCCGTGCTGGAAGACATTACCGCCAACGAGAAATACCGCTATCCGGTTATCGAAGACCTATACGCTGCCTTACACAAGACCTACCAGCAGGCCATTGATACCAAAAAGGCGGTGGACGACCTGACTACAGGCAAGACCATCGAGGAAAGCAGCGGCCATAAGATCGGAGCCTTTACCAAAAACTGGTGGGCTGGCTGGGCCGGCACGTTTGCCGTGGGTGCATCGGACGGCATGATTACGATCGAGGATGTGTACAGCCCCGAAGATGCCCGGCAGGACGACAGCAGGGAGGCTATTACAGCCATTGCCCGCCGGGATAGCCAGTCACGCCTGAATGCCGCCTATGCCGAGTTCGGAAAAATGTCCGACCCGTTGGAGGTGCGTGCCTTTATCGAGAACATCGCCCTCAAATACGGCCAGCAGGCAGTGACGGCAGCGGAAGCCGCAAAGAAGCTCGGCTTGGACAAACCTTTCTGGTTCGAGCGTGACGGCAAGGTCACCTACACCAACGCTCTCGGCGACCTGCCAGAAATAGCGGCCGCCTATACGCCCACCTACGCTGCCTACCAGAACAGCACCACCGTGAAACACATCACCACGGCGGCACAGGGCTATCTCGATGCCATCGAGAGCGCGGCGGGCGCCCGTGCCCTGATCGAGAAATCGGGATTCGACTACGGTGAACTGACTCGTGGCGGTTTTACGCAGAACAAAGACGGGCTGTGGGTACAGAAGGCTTTGAATGCGCAGGCTACCGACAAGGAGCGTCAGGAGATGCTGGCCGGCCGGCAGCGTGTACACCACCTGTTGGTAAACCTTTCCGGCACCCTGCGCCAGGTGTTCGGCGGTTCCTCGGAGGCAGCGGAAAATATCCTCCGCAAGGCGGGTTTCTCGGCGGCGCTCTACGCCAACGAGCCGGACTCGAACGACACCTCCCCGTTCAATGCCAACCGCATCACGGGTGTTTCCGGGGATGACGACGGTGGCGCGGGCGGCAACTATTCCGGTACGGGGCGGCTGTCTTCGGCGGCTCCCAAGCAGGTCATCGTCAACATCACCAACCTGATGAGCGTGGAGACCATCGACCTGCTTAAATCGCCTGAAGGACAGACGGCCGAGATCCAGCATTTCAAGGAACAGATGGCCCAAGCCCTTATCGACGTGGTGCATGACTTCGATGCCTCGTGGAACGGTTAATCAACAAAAAGACAACGACATGAAGAACCTATTCGGCAGCAGATTGCTCAACATCGGTGCCTCGACGCTTCTGAGCGGGGGCATCCTCTCTCATGGCGGACTGGGTGGCTATATCAGCGATGCCGCCCGCCGCGCCATCGGTCTGGGACTCGCGGAGTTTCAGGACGGTGCCGTACATTACTTCTCCAAAAACAGCGACATCCTGAAACGTGCCGCCATTCAGTTCGTCTGCCAGACGGGTTACGGTATGCTCCGCTCTTATCCCCGCTACATCAAATACTGGGAACAGAAAGAGCGGGACAAATACCTCGAAACCCAGTCGCAGAGCGCCATCGTCAACAAATCCGGGCAATACTACCAGCTCATCAAGGAGCAGCAGGCCGTCGCCGAGAAGAAGAACTACACCGACAGCATCGTGGGACGCACGGTGGCGGACTACATCGAATTGAAAATCAGCGGTGAGGGCACCTACTACGACAAGGAAAGCGGCAAGGTGGAGCCCAACAGCAAATACGGGCTGATTACCTTCGTCGATCTGGGGCCGCAGGTGCAGCTCTCCTCGAAGAACAACATCGTGCTGACCACGGTACAGGGACGCGACTACACCCGCAAGGAGTTCATTTCGGGCGGCGACCTGGAATTTACCGTAAACGGTCGGATAACCAGCAAATATCCCGACGTGTACCCGGAAGCCGAGCTGTCGAAATTCCTGAAAATCGTACAGTACAAAGGTGTCATCGACTGCGACAACACCATCCTTCGGCAGTTGAAAATCTCGCAGCTTATCATTCTGGGCTACTCGCTTCCTGCCGCCGAATACCGGAACGTCCAGCCCTATACCTTGCAATGCGTGGCCGTCGAACCGTCCGAGGCGGTGGAACTGATTTCCAAAGATGCGGAGGTCGTGGACGAGGCCATCGAACACACGAACAAATGGATCAAGTGGGTACGGTTCGGCACCGACGTCATCGACCCGACCTCCATACTAAAACTGAATAACCTATGGCTGTAGCACCGCTCGATGTATTATGCTGCCGGATTACCGTCGGCGACCCCGATCCGGGGAACCCGATGGCGATACAGAACCCCGTCACACTCACGGAGGTGCAGGAGGTGGAGATCGTCGAGACCTACAAGAAACTCATCGGTACGGCGACCGTCCGATTTCCCAAAGGGACTGTTTTTCGTTCCACCATCGTCGGTACGGTCACCCTCGAAGGCAAGGATGCCGGCCGGATAACCACCGAGGTCATGCAGGACGGTGTGGTCATCGAGAAACGCTCCAGCTACTCGGCAATGGACGCCACGACCTTCAAAATCGGGCAACGGGTGCGTATCCGTTTGGGATATAACGGGATGTTGCGCACGATGTTCGACGGGTATATCACCGGCTACAACACCGAGAGCAGCTTCGAGCTGAAATGCGAGAATATGGCCTACAAGCTCAAGCTGAAACAGGCTCCCAAGTTCGAGACGCCGGCATCGGGCACGAGCGTGAACGACGTGATGGAAGGCAAATACAACATACTGAAAGATACCGGGTTCAAACTGCACTCCGAGACCAAACGGTTCGACATCCAGATCGGAAAGATCAAAATCACGGACAACTTCACCGTGGCCGACATCCTCTCGGCGTGGAGCCGCTACCGCATTTACTGCTTTCTGAAATACGACGAGAACAGTCCCGACCTGATGCCGGCTATCGCCATCGGCCGCCCGTATTCATCGGCCAAGAGCCAGCCCCGGTTTCCGGAAGACACGTCGTCCGGCCCTTTCCGCATACGCTTCGACACGCACGTGGCATCGTCGGATTTGAAAGTGCTCAAAACCGACCCGAAATTCCTTGCCGTACAGGCCAAGGCGTTGGGCTCGGACGAGAAATTCTTCGAGGTGACGGTGCGCCTGAACCCCGACTACGACCCGAATACCTCCGGCAGTAAGGAATTCCAGACCGTGAACGCCACGCAAATCAGCAAAAAGACGCACAAGGTCACGGGCAATACCACGGCCAGCGGCGCGCAGACCCGCACGAAGGCAGACCTCTCGACCTACACCATCGTGCCCTACATGTCGCCGAACATGAAAATCAACTCCGACAAGCTCGTCGAGGAGGCCATCGAATACTTCCGCAGCTACAATCTGAATGGAATTAGCGGTTCGGTGACGCTCTTCGGGGATTTCGGGTTATATCCGGCTTGCCAGGTGGAGCTTATCGACGACCGGAATCCGGCCAAGAACGGCACCTACATCGTCGAGGAGGTTACGACCACCTTCGGAACGGGAGGCTACAGGCAGAAAATCACGATACCGCATAAAATCAAAGGAACAAGCAATACTTACGGTACCCGAAAATGA